ATGGTCAATCCGACCGAAGCCTTCAACGCGGAGCGGATTCTGAAGTCGAACCTGCGTGTCGGCACAGCGAACAATGACATCAATGCCATTCGTTCGATGGGCCTTCTGCAAGACGGCTACATTTCCAACCCGTACCTGACGGACCTCGATTCGTGGTTCCTGAAGACGGACGTTCCGGGTGGCCTGAAGTCTCTGTGGCGTCGTGAAGTCGAGCTTGAGCGCGACAACGACTTCGACACCGAGAACCTGAAGGCCAAGGCTACCGCTCGTTTCGTTCCCGGATGGGGCGATTGGCGCGGTGCTTTTGGGGTACAGGGGGCGTAGTCCTTCTCTCCAATAAACCCACCCCCGGCAGGCTTCGGCTTGTCGGGGGATTGGAGGGCTAAATGTCGATCAGGCCAGATACCAGAGGCGCACCGGCCTACATCCCCGGCGGAACTTGGGCAATTTGCCAACGCTGTTCTTTCAAGCGCCGTCGCCCTGATGTGGCGAAGGAGTGGACGGGCCTGATGGTCTGCATTGACACCTGCTTTGACCCTCGCCCTGCTATCTTGACGGCTCCCGACGTGGGACCGGAGGGCGTACCGCTTCCCGACATTTCCCCGCGTCCGCCTAACCTGTTCATTGACGTTAACGATCCTGTTTTGCCGGAAGACCTTTAGCGATGGCGACGAGCAACAGCATCAGTGAGACGTTCACCGCGCGAGACGTAATCACGCAAGCCTTGACGCTGATCACGGTGCTGGGTGGCGGTGAGACGCCTTCAGCGGATGATGCGGCGCAGGGCCTTACTCAACTGCAATGGATGCTGAAAAGCTGGCAGTCGGACGGCTGCAACCTCTGGCGCGAGGAAGAGGAAACGATTGTGTTCCCCGCCGCGACTGAGACCCTTACGCTTGATCCTCGGGTGCTGGACGTTCAGGAAGCGCGAGTTGAGATTGACCCGACGTTCCAACGCATTCTGGCCCGGTGGGAGCGCGGTGAGTATATCACCCTTCCGAACAAGACTGCTCCGGGAAGCCCGACTATCTTCTATTTCCGCCGCAAGCGCGACACGGTGACGATGACGCTGTGGCCTGTTCCGCCGGTTGAAACCAATATCCTTTGCACCACGGCCCGCGTGATTGAGGATGTGACCGATCTGGATCAGAACCTAGACGTACCGCAAGAGTGGTGTGAGACCGTGACTTATAACCTCGCTGCCCGGTTGCTAGACACCTTTGGCATTACCGAGACTAGGCCGGTGGTTGCGTCAAAGATTGTCGCGATGGCCCGCGAGCTTTACGATAAACTGAGTGGGTTCGACCGCCCGTCGTCTGTCTTCCTTCAACCTCAATACCCCTACAGAGGATACGCATAATGAGCGGCGTCAACCGTTTCTTTGAAAGCCCGAACGGCCATGACGTTCCGGTCAGCTACGAAAAGCCTTTCCCGGTCACGTCTATGTTCGGTGCGGGGTCGGCCTCCACGACTGCGGCCCGGTTGCCGTCGAGTGCCGCGACGAACAACGCTACACTGGTTAAGGCAACGGCTGGCGCAATCTATAGCGTCAACGGCTACAATGCCTCGGCAGGCGTGATTTACCTGAAGTTCTATAACAAGGCGACGGCTCCGACCGTGGGGACTGATACGCCGGTTCTGACGTATGCGCTTCCTCCGACTGCTACATTCGCGTTCCCGGTTCCGTTCGGCTTTGCGACAGGCATTGGTTACGGGATGGTGACGGGTGCTGCGGACAATAACAACACGGCAATCGGCGCGGGTGACGTTCTCGGCCTCACCGTAGTCTATGCCTAGAAATGCCCGCCGCAGTTCTCGGGACGACGTATGACACAAGGTCGGTCGGGAAACTTCCTCCCATCCGCCTGATAAACCGCTATGTCGAGAAGGCCGACGCCAATCAGGTAACAGGGGTGGCTATCCTGCCTAGGCCCGGTCTGGTGCTTAATAGCACCGTGGGGACTATGCAGCGCGGGGTCTTCCGTGAGGACGGTCTGTTTAGCGGTGATCTGTTCTGTGTGTCCCTGACGACGCTTTATCGGGCTGGTGTGGCGGTTCCGTTCGGGGGCGGTCTGACTGCGATTGCGGGGACTGACCTGATCCGATGGGCGGGGACTGACCTTGTGCAAGGGTTGTTCTTTGTCGCTGGGGGTGAACTGTACCTCTACGACGGAACGGACGTAAGGGAGGTCACGGTGCCGTCGTCCTATACCGCGACGGACGTAACCGAGATTAACGGCTATATCGTTGTGCAGGCTGGCGGGATTGGTCGGCGGTACTTCATCCGTCCCGGTGAGATTACGATTGATCCGCTGGACTTCTTCACGGCTGAAAGCTCGCCTGACAACTCGGTGGCCACGATTGCCACGGCCTCGGAACTTTGGCTGTTTGATTCGGAAAGCGCGGAGGTTTGGCTTCCGACCGGTCTGAGTGATGCGCCATTCCAGCGGTATCAGGGCCGGATATTCTCGCGGGGAGCAACGTCTCGCGACTGTGTGCTGATGTTCGACAACACGATTTTCTTTGTGGGTGAGGACAATGAGCAAGGGCGGATTGCTTATCGGGCGGCTGACGTTCCACAACGTATCAGCACCAACTCGATTGAAGAGAAGTTCAGGCTTTCGGGCAGTGACTTCACGGCCATTGCGTTCATCCTTGATGGCCACGCCTTTTATATCGTTTCGTGCGATCAGGGGTCATTCGCATTCGACGTGTCAACCGGCGCATGGTGCGAGTGGCAAAGCTACGGACTTGATCGGTTCCGTGGTCACGTCGCGGTCGCATCGGCGGGGTCTTCGGTGGTGCTTGGCGATAGCCAGAGCGGGAAGCTGTTTACGCTTAATCCGGCGATAGGGAATGACAACGGCGACCCGATCTATCGCGTGGTTGGCGGTGGAGTTCCGACGATCAAGCGCGCCTCGATTGATAGCCTCTGGATTCAGTGCAACACGGGCGCATCACCTGACCCGGAAGCATTGCCGGTTATGCGTATCAAGTGCTCCAAAGACGGTGGGATGACTTGGGGGGATGAGAAGCAAGCGAACCTCGGATTTATTGGCCAGTATAACAAGCGCGTATTCTGGACGCGGCTTGGCCAGTATCGCTCGCCGGGCTTCTTGTTTGAAGTGGTAGATTCTGACAACGTGCAGACAACGCTACAGTACGCCACTTACAATGAGCCGTTCTGATGGTTGCGCGTCCTGTCGATGTTTCTCCTCTGCAAGCGGCGTTCCCTGTCGTTGATCCCGCAACGGGTCGCGCGACACAGACGTTTCAGCGGTTTCTACTGAACCTGTGGGAGCGGACTGGCGGCTTTACGGATGAGTTCTTTGAAATCCTGACGGTATCGAACCTTGGGACGATTCAGGGGCTTATTGCTACAGGCCAGAACGAGGCCCTTGCGCGGACTTTGGGTGATGTGGCGGCACAAGGTCGGCTGGACGGGATTGACCGCCTGACGGGCCAGCTAGACGCCCTCGCGCGCCAGTTTCAGGCGTTGCAGGGGGTTAGTACTGCGGCCCTGTCTCCCAAGCCTCAAACGCGCGTGGTTATCTTTGACGCGGACGACACCTATTCCGCTGGCTCTGACGTTCGCTCGATTGACGTTTACTGCATCGGAGGTGGCGGCGGTGGAGGCCGTGGGTCGATTGTCAGCACGGGCGGCGGCGGCGGTGGTGGCGGTGGGGGCGGTTACACTTATGCCACGATGAACGCGGCGACCTTGCCAGCCACTATCACGGTGACGGTTGGTGCTGCTGGAGCGGGCGGCTCGCCGGGCGTTGCGGCCACGGCGGGCGGATATAGCGCGTTTGGTGATCTGCTTTATGCAAATGGCGGAAATTTCGGCACCGCTGGCTCTATTGGCGTTGCGGGGGTTGGTGGCGCGGTAACAACTCTTTACGGCAACTTGTTTCGTGGCGGGCTTGGCACGGACGGAAGTTTGGTCACAGCGTCAGACGCCTCAAATGATTATCAAGGCGCTCCCGGCGGTGGCGGTGGCGGTGGGTATAATACCGGGGCTGGCGGTGCTGGCGCGGCGGGTTCTTGGCGCGCTCTTACGGCAACGGGTGGCGGCGGTGCGGGTGGTGCGGCAGGCACGTCAGGCTCGCCCGGTTCTACGGCAGGTGATTCCGATGTGTATTTCGGCCCCGGCTATGGCGGTGGCGGTGGCGGTGGAGCAACCACTGATGACGGCGGCGACGGTGGTGATGGGGTTGTTGGCGGCGGTGGCGGTGGTGGTGGCGCTACCGGCGCTGGCAGCGTGGTATCCGGTAATGGCGGAAATGGCGGCGCAGGCCGCGTGATTGTTGTGGAGCATCTCTGATGGCAACCCAAGCGACGGGCGTAACAACCCAACTAACGACCACTGCCGTTGCTCTAGTGACGGCGGGAGCTAACGAATCCTGCGTGATTACCTCGGTGGTCGCAATGAACATCGACACGACCAGCCGGTTTGTTACTTTGTATCAGGTAGCTTCGGGCGGCTCGGCTACGTCAGCAAATCAGATGACGGTGCAGACGGTGTTCCGGGGTCAAAGCGTAACGGTGCCGGTTGGTGCTGTTGTGCTGGCTAATGGCGCGGCCCTGTATGCCAAGGCTGACGCTAACACGGCGGTCAATCTGTCGGTCAACTACTACCGCAGCGATCAGCAAGCGTGAGGACGCTAGACCCGA